CCTGCTGTGTTTTTAAATCTAATCATTTTTGCAATTCCTTATCAATGTGTTTATCAACTTGATCTTGAAGTTCTGCTTTCTGTTTCATCAACTTAGCTATTTCAGTCTCAAGTTTTTTTATATGTTCAACAGTCAGTTTTCTTTGTTCTGCCTGTAATGTTTTTATTCTTGCTTGATCCATCATAATTTCTCCTTGTGAATTACATTGCGGACACTGCAGTGTGGTTTCCGTCTGACTCTCGATAGATTCCTTTACTTTGATATAACCGTTTCCACGGCATCGTGGGCATATCATTGTCATTGCTTTCCATCCTTTCTAATAATGCATTTACTTTCTTTCTAACTAAAGATCCATCTAGTTCTGCCATTGAACAAACAGCATCAAAGTCTCTGTTTGGTAATGATACATAATCTAATTCATGGAATCTTCTTTTTTCGTAAAGTTCTTTGTACTGTACGACTTGTCTTTTTATTTTAATTGCATCTTCTATTGACACTATCAAAACATTTCTCCAAAGATTACGTAATGGATTAAACGGATCCTCTAAATTAACTGCTTTTAGACCCAAGTCTGCCATTTAATTTCCTCGCTTTCTCGTTTATTAATATGTCTAAAGTTTTTGCTCTAGATATTTCTGCGTTAGGTACAATAACCTTGCGGATCTTGTCCAACTTGTTGCAAGTACCATGTGATAATGCAACCGACTTGTATTTACTTATGTCTGTCATTTTTTTCTCCTTTGTTTTTGTAGTAAATAAACTTTTTAACTTGTACATTTTTATTTAAAATAATATGTGATTCTAGTGCAACGTACGTTCTAGTTTTTAATTTATCTCTTAATTTTTTAGCTTTTTCATATACTTTATCTCTTAATTTTTTAGCTTCTTCATCTAGTTTTTCATCCCATTTAATCATTTCTATCTTTTCAACTTCTCTTATAATACTTTTAATTTGTTTATACATCCAAGTGTCTGTGTAAGAACGCATACCCCAAAGTGATTCAAATTTTAAAAAATGTTTACCTTCTTCTAAAGTACCTAATGTTTTTTTAATCCAATTTCTAATTTGTTCTTTTTTATAATTATTAAATTTTTTGCTTTTATTAATTATATTGTTAAACCTATTAATGTTTCTTTGAGTTTGTTTACTAATTTGATTCCTGTAATCAATTTTTTTCTTTTTTTCTTCTGATTCTACGTTTGCAAAAAAATTAGCATCTTCTATTTGTTTTGGTTTAACATTAACAGAAGTAAATGTTTCATAAAAACCAGTGTTTAATAAATCTCTAGAATTTTTAATTTTTCTAAATTTATCCAAAGCTCTTACTTCAATTTGTCTTACTCTTTCTTTTGTGGCTTTAAACTCTAATCCTACTTCTTCAAGAGTATAACAATGTTTATCTGGATTTAGTCCATAACGCATTCTAATAACTCTTTCTTCTCTAGGAGTTAAACAATTAGACATGATCTCTCCTATTTTAGAAGACACATCAGATTCAATAGCTTTAATTTCTTGATTTTTAGCTGGATTAACTAATTGTAATAATTGTTTTTCTTCTACTTTAGTTTCAAAAGTAGTTCTACTAAATCCTTCTCTTTGTCTTTCTGTAAATGCTTCTTCAACATCCAGTCCTAATAAATCTAATAACCTTTGACATTCTTTTGTTAGTTTTCCATTTTTTCTTAAAGGTGCGTGTTTACCACTTACAATTAAATTTGTTGAAGTGTATGGTAAATTATATTTTTTACAAAAAGACATCACTGATGGATGTCCCATACTTTCCATAGCAGATAATAATCTATCATTTCTTATTGTTAATTTAATTCTATAATCTTTCATATAATTCCTTTGTTAAGTTATACTATATAGGATTATTCTATTATTTGTCAACTCTTCTTTTAAAATTAATTCGATTACCTTCTTGTTCTTCAGGTACATATTTGGCTGCTTCTTTGACCTTTTCATACCATTGGTTCCTGATGCCTGTATCCCGAGTCTTTTTCCACTGTACCGCTAATTCGTCAGCTTCTTTCGTTAATTTATCTATTATCATGTCTTCACCTTTTGGTATTAAATGAAATTATTAATCTCTCTTCATTAGTTTTTAATTTTTTTACTTCATGAGGAATCATTGAGGGAAACATTAATAAAGTATTCTTTTTAAAAGTATGAATATAAGAGTTAAAAAGACTATCATAAAAATAAGTTGGACTACAATTAACTCCTTTTAAATAAATTATACCAGAATAAACTGATCCATAATGAGTATGAATATTATGTTCATTTTCTTTATTATATAATTGTGCCCAATTGTTATCTAATAACAATTTATGCTTATCTAAAATATCTGTAATTTGTTTTTTTAATTTTCGTAAAACTGGAAAATTTAATACGTTTAAATATTCAAATGTAGTTTTTTGATCTCTTGTATTAACATCTTTAGTTAACAAAAAAACTTGATTTACTTCTGACTCTGTTATTTTCAATACGTATTCATAAAATAAATGTTCATGTTCAAATGGATCAAATTTCATTATGCTTTTTTACCGGTTTCTTTTAAAAAATTATCATAAGCGTGATGTTTAAAAGGACCATTTTGATTTACGTAATGTAAAAACACTTGAGCCATACCTTCACCCTCATAGATACCTGGACGCCAATGTTCTTGATCACAGCCGGCATATAACACAGCATCGCCTTCTTCTAATTCAAAAGATGTACCTTCGACAAAAATTGGCCAGTTATCATATTTTTTTATACAGGCAGTAATAGATACTTCACACGCTGGCCTATCTCTATGTTTTTTTAAAGATCCACCAAAAACATAGTATCTCCAATATGCATAAGTAGGAAATAGTTTTAAATTAGATTCTAATTCAACAATTGGTAATTTAACATCTAATATAGAATTCATTAAAGGATCATTATACCATGCAGGTGAAAAAGATTGTCCATCTATCGTGTAATCTTTGTTTTGATCTAATCTATTGTAACAATACTTTTGATAAACATTTAATTCATTTTTATCAAAAAAATTTTTTATTAACTTATAATTTACTGCAGCCATGCAACTATACTATATCTTGTTCCTTTTGTGATTGGTTGTATACCGTGAGGATACATAAAATTACTTGGAAAAAATACTATAGAACCCTTACCAAGTTTTAATCTTTTTATTTCTTTTTCTTTTTGATCCGTAAAAATTAAATCCCCTCCTTCATAGTCATCATTTAAATTTATTATAATACTTAAATGCCTTGGGCTAGATGTAAAATGATCTGTATGTATTTCATATTTACCTTCAATTGAATATTTTAAAAGATCAATTTGATTTATTTTTACACTTTGCATTTGTGGAAATTTTATTTTGTAATGAAAGTAGTGTTTTTCTATTTCAGATTTTATAAAGTTCCAATAAAATAGGTTAGTAGGAGTTTTAAAATCTAAGTGATATCCGTTTACATCTCTTACGTCTCTATTTAATCCCTGTTTAATTTGTAATTTTTCTTTTGATTTTTTATCAATTAACGAAATCATTTTTTCTATAAATCTTAAATTTATTATATTTTTTAATTCAACGATTGCTTCTATATGATTCATTATTGTGTTCTACCTTGTCTATTATATTTTTTAAAATCACGTTTTTCATTTTTATTTTTTCTTTTTTTATGAATACCCGGACGTTTTTTAGGTTTTGGTCTAGGAGTAAAATGTTTAAATGTTCTTTTTGCCATTGTTTACGTTCCTGCATTCAATTGACTCATCAATTAGCCAAGTTACTAATACGTCTCTGTCTTTATTAGAATTATTATTCATATAATGTTCATAACAAAGATGTGGTAAAAAAGCTGTTAATTTACCTTTTGTGGATTTAATTGCTTTGTTATGTCTTGGAAAAATTAAATCTGCATTATCATTAGTTGTCAAATTTATAACCAAAGCTAAAATTCTTAAATTAAAAACTCCGTCTCTTACATCTGTAAAAACTCCATCAGCATGAGCATAAAGCTGATCTCCTTTTTTGTATCTATGAAAAGCATAACCAGTGTCTTTCATTTTAGTATTACCTAAATTAAAACTATAGACTAATCTTTTATTTACGAAAAGATTAATTCTATCAAATATTTTTTTATCTAAATCTTTTAATTCTTCGTGATCTCCAATATTAACGGTATTTCCCCGTCGATTATATTCTATACCTAATTTATTTTCATCTATGTGAGAACTACATTCTTTAATTATTTGATCACAAGATTTTTCATCTAAAAAATTATCTATTTCTATAAACATTTCTAACCATTTTTATAATGATTCTTTATAAAATTTCTATCTGATTCTGATAGAGACATGTATCTTATTCTACCATTGATGTGTTGCTTAGTATCATGACCACAGTTTGTACATCTATAATACTCTTGAACAATTGCAACTAAGATAGCTTCTTCTTCACACTCTTCACAGTGCCCATGCACTGTATCTATTTTTTGAAATAATTTTATTGTTTTTTTGTCTATTGTCATGGTGTATATAAGTAGTCTATCTCACTGTTTTGTAAAGTCAACAACGCGTCATCAAATGATTCTACTATTGGAAAACCTTTTAAATTAAAAGATGTATTTAATAGTATAGGAACACCTGTTTTATCATAAAATAATTTAATAAGATCATAATAATTAGGATTTTGTTCTCTTTTCAATGTTTGAAATCTACAAGTATTATCCGCATGCACGCACGCTGGAACTTCATCTATTGCTTTTTGTTTTGCATCTATTGCAAAAGACATGTGTGGTGATTCATCTAAAGTATGCATATTTAAATAATCGTTTCGATATTCATATAATATTGTAGCTGCTGTTGGTCTCCACCATTGCCTTCCTTTTATTTTATTTATTATTTCCTTTGCGTTTTTATTACGAGGATCAAATAACATAGAACGATTACCTAAAGCACGTGCCCCCCATTCAGAGTGTCCTTGAAATATGACGACCACTTGTTGATCTAATATTTTTTCCAATGCTTCTTTTTTATTCTTAATAATTTTCATAATAATATGCAGCACCAACCGCAGTCCCTCCATCATAGGGTATTGGGTCCACAAAAAAGTTTAATTTTGGAAAATGTTTTACTATTTTAAAATTATTAGCACAATTCAAATGATATCCTCCTGATAAAATAATGTTACTACAATTACTATAAGATAAAGCTTTTTCAATTAACTGTATTCTTTCTTGTAAAGTTTTTTCTTGTGCTTCATGAGCTATTTCTAAAACTTTTTTATTCAAATTAGTTTGTTTATCTTTATAAGCAGCAATTCCCATAAGTTGTCCTTCTTCATGTTCTTTAAAACCTGCTGCCGTTTTGTATAGCATATATTTATATCCGCCTATTGGTTGATTAGTTAACTTTAAATCAAAATTAAATTTTTTATCTTTAATATTTTTTTCTCTAACAGTCTCCCAATCTTGAAAATACTGTGAACGCTGATTGCTTGCTTGTTGATAATATTTAATTATTTCTTTATCATTAATTTTAAAAATAGATTCCATTACTTCAAATGTTTCATGCTCTATTAATTCACCTCCTCCGTCTGTTATGATAGCTGTCGCCTCTTTAAACTCACTAAAATAATATCCACAAGTAGCATGACATAAATGATGATTTTTAAAATAAAATTTTACATCATTATATTTTATTTGTTTTAAAATATTATCTATATATGCTTTTTCTATTAAAATATTTCCTCTATCATGAGAAATAAACACAACTGCATCAAAAATAATTTTGTTAAATTTTTCCAATACCTTATATTTATATTCTCCTTGATAAAAAGGATCTACAGGTTTAAAATGTTTTATTTTATTGAATCTAGCTTCTTCGTAATATTCTTTTAAAACACCATTTTCAAAAAAAGCAAACGAACAGTCGTGCGAAATATTTACACCTAATGTCTTTCTCATTTATCTTTCTATTATACTAAATCTTTTGCTTTCGTTAGAACTGGTTTATATTTTGTTTTACCCTCTGATTTATACGCCCACAAATAAGATGCTCTCGGTGTTCCATCAATCCAACTCGCATGAATCCACCCTGAGTTAGGCTCACCTGGAGTATAAAATTCAAGAATTAATTGATCTGGCTGAAGATTAGATTTAATCCAATCAAAGAGTTCTGCGTTGTCTGTACCTACAACCTCAAAATCCGCTGCTTCTGCTTTCGCATGCTGGCTGTTAACTGAGCTGCCTATAGCAACACATAATTCCGGAGACCTGAAGCCTGATGTAACTTTCACTCTACCAAAGTGATCACGTACCGGTTGCAAAATATTTTCACAAAGTAATTTTAATTTTTCTATTTGACCTGCACTAGGATTATTGTTGATACCTTTTCTAATAGCGGTATCAGATTTAGTTAGCTCTTGAAGAGTAAAGTTACGACTGAGATTCATTATTGTGCTAAAGGATTGTCACTCTTCGCTTTTAATTCGTCTATTTGATTTTGTAATAATTGTATTTGTTTTTCGTTAACTAAAGTTTTTGTGTGTGAATGCTCTGTGTCGTGTTCGTGTTTACCGACTTCGTGACTGTGTTTTGGCATGTCATGACTGTGTGATAGATCTTGGTTTTCTAAAGCATTAACTTTTTCTTCTAGTACAGCTATCTCTGGTGACCAATCTTTACCACCTGTAGCTGATTCTAATGCATCTAGTTTAGTTATGATCTCACCATACTTTACAAAGCCACCACCGATTGCTGCAATGACACCAAGTAAAGCTGCGACTCCTGCCAATTGATTTTTAATTTTATCCATTTTGTAAAACCTGTAACTCTTTTATCAATTTTTGTCGTTCTTGTAAAATGCTATTAAGTCGTTGATTTTTCTTAGTTATTGGATCATTTTGTTTGTATTCTACCAAATCAACTTTGTAAATTGTACGATCATCCTGAATTTTTATTTGGTCTTCGTATATAATTTTTGGCTCATAAAAAGGAATATTGTATGCGTCCAGAAGATTACCTGAAGACATTACTTTTAGCTTCACTAAGTTTTTCAGCTGTAAGTTTTTATCTATATCTTTAATTTTTTCATCGATCTTTTCTAAAACAGTTTCAAGTCCAACTGTTTTTGTCTCTTTCGATCGTACAGTTTCTTTTTGTTCTTGATTATCCGATTCCTCAGCATCGGTAGATTCAGTAGTATCGCTATTGGATTCCTCTTCGCTAATTTCTTCTTCCTCATTTTGTTCCTGCTCCTCTTTAAATCCTTCTTCTAACAACTGTGATGTTGTTTTCTCTTCTTCAGGTTGCTCTTCTGGCATCTCTGTTACTTCCATGGGTCTTGGTTCTTCTTCCTTTTTATCATCCTCTTCGATAAATTCCATAACCATTTCCATTACAGGTTCTTCTTCTTTTTGTTCTTCTGGTACATCCATAACCATAGGTTCGCTAAAATTTGCTTCCTCTTTAACTTCAGGTTCTTCCAACTTAATCTCTTCTTCCATTTTAAATTCTTCTTCGATTGCAAAACTTGGTTCAGGTAATGCAACAAAGTTGTCTTCAATCTTTGTATCTTCAAATTTAATATTGTCTTCAGGTTTAAAATCATCAAACAATTCTATGATTTCATTTTCTAAACTTGTGTCTAATCGAACTGGATCGGATTCATAGGTAACTGTGAGGCTGGGTTCTTTGAGATCGACGCCATAATGACCCGTAGCATTGCTAGTATCTGAGAAATCGTACCGTACATTGATGTTATAATCGGTTTGATTATTTCTAGATATAGAAAGACTGTCAGACCCAGTGTTGAAAGAACCGCAGTTAATATAGCCACAGCCAGTAGAATTATAAGTTCGTGTTTGTGTTGTTGTTTCACCGTTAGAGTCTATAATAGTTACGGTTGATTGTACAGTTGAATTAAAATTATTCCAATGCCAATACCTGAAACTATGATTAGTAGTAAATCCATCGTTTATTTGCTCTTGTGTAAGGTTTGCATCATTTCTTAAACTTATGTCGTCTGAAGTGATATATTCATCATTGTGAGCAGCAATAACATTAGACCCGTGGCGACCATCAGCGGTCCCAGACCAGGATCCGTTATCAAAGTTTTGATCCAGTAAATTACCTGTTGTAACTTCTTCAGCATTAGTTGTGTTGAATAGTATTAGGCTTAGACTTAGGTAGAATAATAACTTCTTCATCAGCTTCCTCTTTGATCTTTAGATTTTTAATATATTGTTCGTGATCTGGTCTAAGTTTGTCATACTTTTGCCATGCAAGTTTTGCTTGTTTACCTATCTTACCTTCAAATGGACATGGTGTGCCCGCTTGTTCCATAGCTTCAAATACTCTTTCATCTTGACATAGTATAGCTACAGCTGCAACTTTCATACCAAGAGAGTTTAGTTCTCTCGATAGTTTTATTCTTTCACAATTTTTATCTCTGAAAGATTTACCACCTGATACACCTAAACCAAAAGTTTGAATACCTGCACTTGCTCCAGCAAGACAGACATCAGATCCTGCGTTAGTCACCGATGGTGCTGATGCTGTTGGTGGTGCTGATCTAATATTTGATGAAGAATTATTTGTAGTAGTGGTATTGTTTGAGCTACCGCTTTGATAAGTATTTGTAGCTGAACTTGTGTACCCACCTGTAATTGATGTGTTTGATCCGGAAGTATTATTTTGTGTAGTATCAGGATATGCAGGACCTATGAATGCCAATAGACATATCAATATTATCAACAAACCTGTAAAATAATAATTCATCTTGGCTATCTCCATTATACAAACCAACCTTTAATTTTTTTCCATAATTTTTTAAACATGCTTTCACCCATGTGATCTTCATAGTTCTTTACTTCTATGTGGTTACAAACATAACAATCACATGAAGCACATTGTGTTGTGCTCACGTAAAAACCTTGTCCTTTACAGTGGCATCTGTGACCACAATCAATACAAAATATTTTCATTTTTTTTCCTCAATATCATAAAACATTTTATCAGAATCTTCTGTTACCCAGTCACCGCCTTCTGCGTCCCAGTACGTAGTTTGTACTTTGTAATCAGGCCATTCGTTTTCTGTTGTGTAACTATTAATGTGCCAAATGATTCTGTTGTTTGGCTGTGCAGCAAAGTTGCCGTTTTCTAATTGCATTATGTGAGCACACTTGTGCTCTTGCGGAATTTCAGAATGTTCCGTATCTAGTATATTAGTGTCTGGATGCGCCCAGTCAATAGTAAATAAGTATTGACCCTTATAAAATTTTTTATCTCTACCTAGATATTTTCCGTTTACACCATCCAGCCAATCAAAGCAATGAACACTAGGCCAATAACTAAAACTGTTCCACAATTGTAACTCGTCCGTCTGCATATCCGGCACATCGGCTCGGTCATACTGTTTTTGGAAAAACGCTGAGATAGGCAAACGCCAATAGCACGCACCATTGGGTAGCATGACATTAAATAAGAGTGCGCGACCTGAAATGGAACTAAGACCAAAGATAACACAGTCACGATAATCTTTTTTATATTTTTCATCCATGTCATAAAGATATTCTCTCCTTATTTTACAATAAATCGGCGGTATATTAGCATTTAAGTAAGACATAATAAATCATTTTATTTCACCCCAATTAGGGCCAGATTCATAGTCTACCTTGTTTGGTACTTCTAAGTCAACTGCATTTTCCATCACATCTTTTATTCTTTTAGCTTGTTCTTCTGACTCAATAGAAAAATCTAATTCATCATGTATTTGTATATGTGCTACTAAACCTTCTTTATATAATTCTACCATAGCTTTCTTTGTCATATCAGCTGCACTACCTTGAATTAATTTATTTAATGCTTTGTATGTAAAAGCTCTACGTGTAGAATTTTGATGCCAATAGTTTCGTTTAGGTTTACCATCTTTGTCTTTTACAATATTACCTTCAAAGTCTTTTAGATGTGGACCCATCTCTTGTAGTTCTAACATACGTTCATGATCTTCAGGTGGTACGTATGTTCCCCAATCCGCTCCTCGTAATACTGGTTCGTATTTAGGAAACCTACATCTTCTACCAAGTAGAGTTTTGATTTGTCCTCTAGACTCTGCAGCTTTCATAACTTTATTCATTAACTGTTTAACAAAAGGTGCCTCGCTATGATACTTTGTAAATAATTCTTCTGATTTTTCTTTTGACACTCCAAGTTCTCCTTGTAGTTTTGCTTTACCCATACCATAAAACAAACCTAAGTTAATTGTCTTAGCTTGCGATCTTGGAATCTTAGCCATCTCTGCAACAATCTTGTGAAAGTCTGTCGATGGATCGTTTTCGTATGAGTCTGCAATTTGATTTACAGATGGTAAAGAAAATTTTAAAGCATAGTGTGCAACAAGTCTTGGTTCCTGTTGCGAGTAATCAAATGTACCCCATTTCATACCTTCTTCTGGTATAAATAAACTTCTAAGTAAAGGCCCTGTTTCCGGATCCCTGGCTGGTATCTGCTGTAGGTTTGGATTAGAATAACTAAAGCGACCTGTAACCGTGCCACCATCATCAGATCGTATTTGATTTATGTCTGCATGAATTCTACCTTTGTGTTCATGTTTTAAAATGGTATCTATAAATGTAGTTCTAACCTTGTTTATTTTTCTTGCTTCTGCTATCATGTTAACTACAGGATTAGCATGATTAGAAATAAAATTTTTAGTAAATGAAGGAGAGTTTGTCTTTTCAGTTCGGGTATAAGGTAGCTTCAGTTTATCAAAAACTTTGGCAATGCTTGCTGCAGCCCATATCTGAGTATCTACTCCTGTTTCTATTTTCACTTGTTGTAATAGGTTTTCTTCTTTTACTGCCAGTGCTGTTTTCAATTGATTGGCTTTCTCGATATCTACCCGAACACCTAGGTGGCGCATATCGACTAAACAAGGAAACAGATCAGTCTCAAGATTAAATATATCCTGTAAGTTATCTTCTACAATTATTTTTTTTAATTTGTGCCAAAGTTTTAAAGTTAGTTCAGCATCTTTCTCAGCATAGCCACCAACTTCCATTGCAGGCATTCTCCACATATCAGCTTTAGGATCCAACCCTCTTTCTTTTGCTGCTTGATTTAATCTTGCTTCACTCTTTCCTTCACCAAGGTGATGCCAAGACAAAGTATTTAATGTGTATGAGAATCTATTTTCATCAATTAATGATGATGCAATCATAGTATCTATAATTAAACCATTGATTTTTATACCTAAATTACGTATCCAACATACGTCGTACATTGCATTGTGAAAGATTTTTGTAGCTGGTGATTCACAGATATCTTTAAACCATTCAATAGTTTTCTTTCTATCCATGTTAGGTCCTTGTTCATGTGCAATAGGAAAATAATTTTTATAACCATCTACTGCTACAGCAAAACCTACAATCTCACCATTACCTGATATCGCTCCAGAGCCTGTTGATTTTAAATCTGGATCTCTTGTCTCTAAGTCAATTGCAATTTCATCAGCTGATCTTAGATCGGGATATTCTTTTGGAAAAATCCATTCTGTTTGTGGAACAATCACTTTTTCTTTTCCATATCTTTCAGTTTCTTCTTTTCTAATTCACAGTAATGAATTATTTTTTCTAAATCTTCTATGCCGTTTTTATTTTTATAACGACACACATACTTTATAACGTTTCCCTGAAAAAAGGAAAGGTCATTCTTAGAAATAAATTCATATGGTTGAATGTGAAACGATTTATAATGAGATCCTCCGATTTGTTTATCTTGTGGAAATACATCTTTAAATATACTTTTATCTGTCATGTTATTGGGTAGGCCTTTCTTGTTTTGTTTGCTAGTTTAAATGTATAGAGATTGTTTCTTGCACGTGTATAGGCAACATACCAAACTCTATGTTCTTCATCTGCTTTATCATCGCTTCGATTCATCGATTTAATTATCTTGTCACCAAGATCTGTACAGAGAATTAAATTATCTTGTTCACCACCTTTAATAGCGTGGATAGTAGAAACCCATATTCTTGCTTTTGATTCTAAATCTTCTTTGTTTTCAAATAAACGTACTAAATATTCTTTCTCTTCTTCTTCATCTTTATCTGTTAAAGCAAATGCACTAAACCAGTTTTCTTTTTTATTCCATTTTACATTTCCTATGTAACCTTTAATATCGTTTGTCTCTTCTTCTGTCAGTTCTTCTCCTTTACGCCAACGTTCATAATTTTTTACTGCTTTATATAAAGAAACTGTAATACTTTTTCCTTTATTTCTTTCAAAATATAAACCTTTTTCTTTTAAAATATCTTCTATCTTTAATAGTTTTGATACAGTTCTTGCAAGAATTAACCATTTACCTTTTGTTAAATCTATTTCGTTTAGGTTATATATTTCTTCACAAAGACCTTCGTAGTCTCGTGGATAATATTTTTTATTTTTCTTAACTCCAGATATGTTTCCAATAGCTATCTTAGATTGTTCTTGTACAGTTCTAGATATTCTTTTTGAGTAGATTAAAACTTTTTCTTTTGCAGGCTCTTTTATAAATCTATTTACATCTGCTCCAGCCCATGCAAAGATCGCCTGGTCATCGTCACCTGCAAGATACATGTCTTTCGTTTTAGTTTTTAAAATATCAAATAGTTTCCACTGCAATGGTGATAGGTCTTGAGCTTCATCTATAAATATAACATCAAACTCTGGTATTTTTTCTGGTTTGTTTATTAACATGTATATCATGTCGTTGAATTCAAATTTTTCTTTCTTGTCTTTGTAATTAATTAAATTTTTATTTATATGGTTTAGTGTCGTCCAATTTATATGTTTTGGATCATGCTCTTCTAAATTAAATTCTTCTTTAAGATCTATACATTTATTAAATGCTCTTTGTATAATTTGAAAGTATGGGTTTTCAAAACCTAAATAAAACGATTCATCTTTATTATATCTGTCATAAAATTTTATTTGTAGATTTAAACTTTTACCTAATTCTTCATAGTGATATGGCTGCATTATATCTTCTTTGTTCATCGCTAAACATTCAAATGCAAGTGAGTGAAGTGTTCTAAAATAAGTTAGTTTTTTATCCTCAAAAGGCATTCTATTTTTTGCCTCATCTGCAGCCTTCTTAGTAAATGCAAAGTATCCTATTCTATTCAAAGGTAGCTTATATTTTCTAACATATGCTCTTGCTCTACTAATTAATCTATATGTCTTGCCTGTTCCAGGTGGACCATAATATTTATATAACATCTTCGTCGCTCTCTACTGGAATTGTTTCTTCTACCTCTTCTGGTTTTTCAAAAAGAAATAAAGGAATTCTAGCCACTCTTATTGCTTTAAATGGATCACCATTATCGTCTTTACCCGGATATCTTTTTTGACGACCAAACAATACTCTTCTCTCTTCATCTTTATCCTCATGATTATATAATTGTCTTTCAATCATATAAGATGTTTTCTGTGGTTCATATTTCCATTCTTCATTTTTTAATTTGTCATAGAATTTATCAAACACAAACCATGCAAATTTATCGTCAACCAAAGGTCTACCACTTGAAAATGACATAAAGCTTGTTGCCTGAGCCCCGTATATATGTTTCTCCAATAATTTTTGTAATATTTCTAAAGGACTTGTACCTGCTGCAGGTTCTATTATTTCTATTTTATCTTTTGTACTTATTGATTTTAAAATTAAATCAAACTGTTCTTGTTTTATTGGTGGTGCTACAATCAAAGCTTGTTCAAATAATACTGTTTTAAACTCATGCACTTGAGTTAGTTTGTATGTATTCTTTAAATGTAATTGTATAGTTTCTCCTTCGTCAGGATGTTCTACTGTAATTCTCCATTCCGGATTTGGTTGTAGATTTATTTTTTGTAAATTATTTAACGTTGGATAATTTTCTTTTTCGCCAGATAAAACACCATACTTTCTTTTTACACACAAAGCTTTCATACAGTGTGGTTCTAGTAATGGATCACTGCAAGTAAAACCTTTCTTTTGTTTTTCCCATCCACTTATTTTACTTTTAATGTGATCATCAGTCCAATTGTGATCTAAAGAAAAATACTTTCTACCTGCTTCTACTATCATTTTTTTCCAAGTATCATCACCTGGATATTTTTTCTTAGCAAATACCATGTAATTATATAAAAATCTATCTCGACCATCTGTAAACTTCATTTGTTCTTTAGTTAATTTTTGTAAACATGGTGGACCATCTTCAAATTCTTCACCACCACCTTTTAGTTCTGCATAAATTAAATCTTCTTTTATTTTTTTAAATTGACTTGGATCTACAGTATTTAACATTATTGTTTTTACAAATCTTTCAAAAGGCATTGTTGTTCCATCAACATCTAATGCTTTTCGATCGTCACCATTGTAAGGTAAATTAATAAAGTTACCATTTGATACTGTACCATCACTTGATACAAGTTGTGTTTGCTTTGGAAATATTTCTGTTGATGCCGGTAATTTAAAAACAAATAATAAGTCTTCTAAAAAACTTCTAATCTGTTTTGCCTTAACCCACCTAGTGGTGAATACATATAAATGTAATCCACCACTTTTGGATAGGACAGGTATAATTGGCAGGTCTTTATCCTGGATGACATCAAGATAAAACTTTTTATCAATAGGATATTTATCTACATCTATTGCACCAAACCTTGCCATACCATCGTCAGTACAAGGTTGTATGCCTATTGATTTAATTCCTTTTATGTGGTTTTCGTAGTCTTGATCAGTGACGGGACTCTTAGCCCATTCATGTTTCCACTTCTTTTTGCCTGTTACTTCGTCGATGTATCCATCATCAACTTTACAGACACCATAACTTCTTTGTAATCCTGTAAAATATTCTATGTACTCTTTCATGTGTCATCCTGTTGTTTGAGAACGGCCCCAGTCTCCCGTTGCCGTTCTCTGTAGCTACCATTGTTTCGTCAAACAATTAGATAATTTCTTCTTGTTTAGTTTCACTACCTTTATCATACTCAGGTTTTGTAGAACCTGATGATACTTGCTTATGAAACTCCTGACCCATCATGTAGATTGCAGCGTCTTTCTCGTTAGAGACATCTAGCATTCTAACCATAGATGGTTTGTAAACATGCCAAGTTTTATCTCCAGCACTTTTTTCTGCAGTTTGTAACTTAAACATTGCAGAGTATGCTGCCGGTTGAAAAGAACCTTTATCATCTGTAATTCTAAGATTAGAAATAAGATCATTTAGTTTTCTCGCCGGTGTAAGATTAGATGATCTCATTGTGATCACCGCTTTTCTTGGCGTACCATCTACCATTACAATTACAAAGAAGTACATAGTTTTCTCAATATAGTTACCATTTTGTAATCTATATTTAATACCACGCATTTCTTCTTTTGCATTAGCAGGTGGAGTTAAATGTGTTCCAACAGGTGCTGATGGACTATCTCCCATCTCTTGCCACTCTGGCCATCTAGTCTGTGTATGTGCTACAATGACTTCGATACCTTTGTTGCCATCAATAGGCTGTCCAAAACTATTGGAATATATCATACCAGGTTCAGCTCCTTCTACATGCTTTGCACTTCTAGAGTTACACTCTGGTGATAGTTGATGTAAGATTTTCAGAATCGGTGTTGATACGTCATCTGATTTGATTTCCTCTGCACCTTTACCAGAATCGGCTCTAAGGTTTACAGCGGCTAGTGCACCTGCACTA